AGGGGTAAGATAAGCGAGCCCTGAACAAGGGCTCCATTGCTCCCAAGGAGAAACACCCATGGCTAACCGCCCACCAATTACCGCCGCTCTTGATTTGACTGGCGATCTGCTTAATGCCTTGAAGAAGGCTGGCCCCAATGAGCGGGGTAACTATTCGCTGGATATGGCTGTATGGCCTAACGAAAAGCGCACCTCTGACCGCGCTCCTGGCTTTACAGGCTCTGTCAAAGTGAAAGGCGACAAGGACGGTCCTAAGGGCTATGCCAGCGTCTGGCAGAACGAAAGCTCTGAAGGCAGCGGCACTGATCTCTTCTGATCATGAAAGATTACGAGTTGTCAGTGGCTGGAATTGCAACTGTCTTTGGTATTGTAATTATCACGGGCCTCCTTATTGGAGGACCACAGTACAACGTTTGGACTCAAAGTCTTAACGGCAAAGCTGAGTTGCAAAAAGCCGAATACACTCGGCAAGTAGCAGTGCTGGAAGCTCAAGCAAAATTGGACTCCGCTTCTAAACTGGCAGATTCCGAAATTGAACGAGCTAAAGGCGTGGCAGAGGCTAACCGTATTATCGGTGACAGTCTCAAGGACAACCCTCGTTACCTTCAGTACCTTTACGTCACTGGCCTCCAAGAGGGCAGCGAAAAGGGTAACCGCACTATTTACGTGCCCACCGAAGGAGGAATGCCCGTGCCAACAATGGACTTAAGCAAATAGGTTCGTCTTTCTTGGGGCGAGCAATCGCCCCTTCCTTTTCTTTTATTACCATGACACTTCTTAACGACAAGCAAATTGCTAAGCTTGCTGAAAATGACATCTTCCTGCCTTTCGTTGGTGAAAAGCGAAGAGAGCTTGACAATGGCACAAAAGCAATTTCGTTTGGGCTGTCGCAAGCAGGCTATGACATTCGTTTGTCTTCTGTTGAATTCTTGGTTTTTGGCTTAGAGCAATGGGACAGCGCACCATTTGAGCTGGATGCCAAGCATTTTGATACTGAGCCCACACAGGCAGAGCTGGTAGAGCTAGAAGATGGCTCGTGCTATTTCCTACTTCCTCCCCATAGCCATGGCCTTGGCACCAGCCTTGAGCTGATCTCCATGCCGAACGATGTGTTTGCCCTCTGCGAAGGCAAAAGCACTTACGGGCGTTGCGGGCTCATTGCCAACATTCTTCCCATTGAACCTGGCTGGGCTGGTTACCTGACCATGTGTCTGATTAACCCTACGGACTTTCCCATTCGGCTTTACGCCAACGAAGGCATTGCTCAGCTAGTGCTCTTCGGTATTGAGGAAGTAGGAGAAGCGTATTCAGGCGCCTATCAGAACCAAGGCGCTAGGGTACAACTAGCTGCTGTCTAAGCATTGAGTGCTCTTGAAGATCAGTTTCTTGGCTTGTGGCAAGCTCATTATCCTCAGTTAATTTTTGAAAGAGAATTTTCTGACATCGCAGCGTGGGAAGCTGATTACCAAGAACGCTACGCAAAAAGTAAACGCTCAAAAAGGTATCGTCTTGACTTTGCTCATCCCGACAGTCGCACTGGCATCGAAATCCAGGGTGGCGTTTACAATCGTGGTCGCCACGTCACTGGCTCTGGCTATGAGCGCGATTGTCGGAAATATAATCTCGCATATACGAGCGGGTGGACCATCTTCCTCTTAACTAGCCAAATGGCCAAGGACGCTTATTGGCACGCTTTAATTGCTGCTCATATTTCTGCATCGCCACCACTGCTTCGCTAAGCATTTCATCAGCAGCTCTCAAGGAATCATCACGCATTGACAGGGCTTGACGCAGTTGAAGGTTTTCCAGCATGAGGCTTTGAAAAGCAGTTTGCATGGAAGCCCACCCCTCTAAAAGGTTTTTCGCTACGGGCTTTAGCTGCGTCAAGCTTGTGCAATCATCAATGGCTTTGCGGTTGACCGTCAGCGCAAATTCACGCTCTGTTGAATGCTCAAACGGTCCCATGTGACGCATGTGCTTTCGCCCATTGTAATCAAACTGCACTGGTATGCAATATTCAGCCATGGTTAACAAGCATTCTTTTGTTACTAGGCTACAAACGAACGATGGTCGCAAGCAGTTTGCCAGGAAGGTGGTTGATGGTGAAAGTGCCGAAGTCTTGCTTTCGGTTTCCCGACGATATACACTGAGACGGTCACCAGCGGACTATGACTGGACACCAGGAGAGCGCGTGGTATTGGTCACCCTCACAGGGGCTGGCATGGTGCCAACGTCCACTTATGGCGTCTTCCAAGGCTTCACAAAGGGGAGCAATGGAAGAAAAGCTGCAATGGTCCAGTGGGAGCAAAAGCATCCTTTCATCTCTGGTACAGTGGCAATTCAACGCATCCGCCCCATCGCCTGCCTTTCTAAATGACTTCCACTTCCGCAGCTCCTCTTGCTGATCTCATGGACGACTTTGCCATAACCGCTATGGCACAGCTCATCCACGTTTACTCGCCACAAGACATGGGTGACAAGGAAAAAATGATTCAATGGTGTGAAGCCATCGCTTCTACTTCTTATGTATTGGCTAGTGCAATGATGGATACCCGCTCTGCCGTTCACAGAGGCATCGTTGATGAGTTCCAATGCAAGGAGCCAGATGCAGCTTGATCCTTTAGGTGATGGCAAAAGCTCTCTTCGCCTGCTTGATTCCATGGGGAATAGTCTTTCCGTGGTGAACGATGCTCGCCAGTCTTTTGCTGCAGAAAGCGCAGAATGGACAGAACGCGACGGTAAGCTTCTTCGCTACCTTGCAAAGCATCATCACACTTCTCCTTTTAGGGGCGTGGTATTTAAGTGGTCAGTGAAGGCACCATTGTTTATCGCCAGACAATGGTGGAAGCACACGGTGGCCTCTACGTTTGTTGATGATCAGCTTGGCTGGAACGAAAAAAGCTTTCGCTACTGTGCGGCTGATGAAGCTGAATTTTACATCCCCCTGGAGTTTCTGCAGCAAAGCAAAGACAACCGTCAGGCGTCTGCAGGGCCTCTTCCAAGCAGAAGTCAAGCACTGGCTCTCGTTCAGTACGCACAGGCCGTAGAGGCTTGCAAACAGGCGTACGCAGGGCTTCTGTTGATAGGCGTGAGCAAAGAGCAAGCTAGGGCCATCCTGCCCTCTGCGCTCTATACCAGCTTTGTCTGGACCTGTTCCTTGCAAGCTCTGTTCCATTTCATCTCCCTGCGTATTGGCAAAGGCGCTCAAGGAGAAATTGTGTCCTACGCCAAGGCATTACTTGAACTAGGAAGGCCAGTGGCTCCAGAAGCCTTTGATGCATTCGCTGAAAACAACTACCAATTCTGACTATGAACGCTATTAATCCCGCCCACTACCAAAAAGGAGGAGTGGAATGCATTGAAGCCATCGAAGCGTCAATGAGCAAGGAAGCCTTTAAGGGCTTCCTCAAGGGCAACTGTATTAAATATATTTATCGCTACGAAAATAAGAATGGCGCGGAAGACTTAAGAAAAGCTGAATGGTATTTGCTGCGTTTAATTGCGCTGCGCGAAGATGAAGAGACAATGGAAAAAGAAATAATAAAGATTACGGAAGAAGTGCTCTCCACTAATTACGATCCTGATGACTATTTAAAGCCAAGCGGTTGCCCTGATGGTTTCTGCCCATTGCCAGGCGTGCGCCAAGGGCCCTCAGAGGGCATGTTCGCTCCCATCTGCGACAACTAGGCAACGCATAAATTGTTCAATGGAAAGGAGCCGTAAGCGGCTCCTTTTTCATGCAATGGCAAAATACGCTGAGTAGCTTCGCACCATGCTTCCCAATTAGAAAGGTCAGTGTGAGCACTTACAAAACTATGGAAATGCACCCAGCTAACTAAAGCTTGCTCGCGCTGTTCTGTCCAAAATTCTTGAGGCCGCCACCATTCAAAAACTGGCAAGCTCGACTTGCTCATGTTGCAGGCCAAACATGAAGGGGCGCTGTTCCATTTTGCAAAGTGTGGCCCTCCTTTGCTCTTTGGCACAATGTGATCAATCGTAAGCTTTTCGGTCCACTTACCACAGTAAGCACAAGCACAATGACCGAACGGTCCCCTTACAGAATAGTCTTCAAAAATGCTTTTTCGATAACGACGTTTTGCATCACCAGGGCGTAATTCAGAAAGCGAATGGAGAAGTTCTTCAGGTCCATTGCTCATCCTCATGATGACTTTCAACTGTCTTCTCCTTAGCTTAAAGCCAAAACTAAGCCTTGGAGAATAGCTTAGAATGAACAAAACGAATTCCTTGTAACCATGGAAAGCTGGCAGGATAAGCTAGCCAATTTGGCCGTGTCTATTACTGCTGGTATGCTCCTAGCCACTGGTGGTATGATGATGAGCATTGGCCATCAACAAGTGAAGATCACTGCACAAGTAGAAAATATTACAGAGAAACTTAACACCCTCACTGAAAGCATGAAGGGACTAGAGGAACGAGTGCGCTCCCTGGAGATTAGGCGCTAGGCTTTTAGCAAACGCTTTTTTATCATGACTGGCATTGAATGGTTCGTAGTTGGCGGTATCGCCATCGCAGCCCTTGATCAAATTATTCAGCAAACTCCCTATAAGAGCAACAACCTCGTTCAACTTGTCTTGACCGGCCTCAAGGCTGTGTTTCGCGTAAAAGGCTGATTGCTCCTAATGAGCGTTTCTCCCATTCGTCTTTCTAGTGCTGCAAAGTATTACGAAGAGGAAAGCCATCAGCTCGCTGCCTGGAACTGGCTGCAAGAACAGCTCACGGAAGCTGAACTACAGGAATTTGCAGAGCTTTATAGAGCCGCACCTGCCTCAAAGCCTTCTAATCCATTGCTCGTGCCTTATTTCAGCCAACGAGACAATGCCTCTGGACAAGGCAGCAGGGAGTGCTTTAGCAGTTCTTGTGCAATGGTCGCGGCTTACTATGGCAAGGTGAAAGGCGATGATGAATACAATGTTATCCGCGCACGATTTGGTGACACTACTAATGCTGATGCACAAGTGAAAGCTTTGCAATCACTAGGCTTAAAGGCTTCGTTTATTACTGACGGCACGGAAACGCTGCTGCAAAATGAAATTAAGGAGGGCAGGCCAGTCCCCGTGGGCTGGCTTCACCATGGATCGTCAAGCGCTCCAATTGGAGGAGGGCATTGGAGCGTAGTTGTTGGCTTCAATAGCCAAGCGTACATTCACAATGATCCCTACGGAAGGGCAAATGTAATCAATGGTGGTCACGCGAGTGCGAATGGTGGCAATAATGTGTCTTATGGCAAAGTCAATTGGCTTCCCCGATGGAGAGTCAATGGCACGGGCGGATGGGCAATCCTCGTGCGTAAATGACAAGCCAAGCCATCTTCAACGCGCTTTGCTATGAACTAGCAATATGGGCTGCAAATAAGCGACCCTCATTGCGCTTACAACCATGGTTTATTGCGCTTGTTAATTGGTGTCAGCCAGACTGGTCGGCATGGAAAACGGAACAAACTATTAAAAAAGTAGACGAGCAAGCTTCTGCCTTAGTGAAACAATGGGAAAAGGAAGAGCGTGAGATCATTGCCACTAAGCTTGCCACTAAGGCCCAAGAGCTGTTTCCAGCCGCCACAATCACTCCGCTGCCTGATGCCATCGTCCCTTCCGTGATGATCGTTCACGAGGCTCCTGAGAGCGCCAGCGACGAAGTGAAAGCCCTTGGTGGTGAGCTACGTATTACTTGGACCCTAGACGGCCTAAAATAAAAGGAGATATTTTATTGCCATGGAAATCATTGTTGGGCTAGCAATATTTTCCTTGGGAATGGCAATGGCTAGTCGCATGTATCATCATTGCGTTCATCCTTATTATCCTTCGTGCAAGCTTTCTGCTCCGTTGCGAGACCCTGGTGAATAAGATTGTGAAGCTGCATATAGTAAGTTAGACCGTCGCCATAATCAAGACTAAAGATGTCATAAAGAGCGTAACGATACGACCCCCTGTCCGTCACTTCTGCTCTGTACATTAGCTTTGTAATTTGCCTAAACGCTTGGCTTTTGCCATCGTAGTTAAGGCTGTCCCACCAGGCATCATCTTCAGCATTTTGACGCTTTTCAGACTCCTGCCATGCTTTTCGCAAAGCCTGTAGTTCAGGGGAGTCCATCCACTCCTTAAGTGATTGCTTTTGGTTATCTTCTTCCATCGCCGCAAAGCATGATGCCTTAGTTTACACCACTTCTCTCCAACCAATTAAGCCAGTAGCATCTTCAGAAGAGCTGCATTGAAGCGTCAAGATAAGGATGTCGCTTGTGCCATCAATAGTTTGACCTAGCGATAGCGCCAAGCCGCTCTCAGGATTAAATTCAACGGAAGAGCGAGATGCTACTAAGCCGGCACCGACAATAGTACCACCAGAAAAAGTGCCGCTACTCATCACTTGTACATTGCCCCTGCCATTGTCAGCAGAAAGCCAAGTGCCACTAACAGTTGGATTAAGCCGCAGGCGCCATTGTGCGGCAACATTTGAAGCAGGATTGCCTCCAATGCTTGCATCAATTTGAGAGGGAATAATAACATTATCAGTGCGACCACTTGCCATGCGAATGGCTGCCACCATGGTTTCAGAAGATATTGCCGTAAAACCACTTGCGCCACGTCCCGCTATGTAAATGGGACCAGTGGGCTGATAACCACCTTCGCTCACTACGCTGGTGCAAATCTGCTTTAAGACAGCAGGAGAAGCAATGGCGGAAGAATTATGCAAGCGATAAGATGCTGGCAGTATTGCCGAGGTCATATATACCTTGTCAATGCTATTGGCATGGTTAAATTCATGGCAATAACGAATTTCACCATCAACAACAAAGCCACAGCGCACTCGTCCCACTCCTAGCCATTCCAAATCAGCGACAAAAATATTGGCTTTTGTAAAATCAAGAGCTGCAAAAGAATCAATATTCCATTCTGCTTGGCTGACAACGTTTTCTTGGATGGTGCCAGTGGCGCTGCTCCTAACAACAAACTGCACGCTTGTGCCATTGGCTCGCAGGATAATGCCATTGTCATCATCAAAATATCCCACTTCCTGCACAAGCCCAGCAATAGGCGCATTGCCAACAAAACTTGCCATGATCATCAGCGACTTCCCTGGCTGATAAGGAAGGTGCCTGCGTGAACGACGGAGCACAGTGTCTCCTGATGCCACTGTTGTCTTAAGCTCTAACGAGCTTTCGTTCGTCAAGTAGTTAGTAGTACCACCACTTACTACTGCTTCGCCCCATAGGTCTGTGCGCTTTGAATAGCGCAGCATAGAATCAAACAGCGTGAATGGCTGACTAAAGCGCTGTCTGCCAAAGGCATCTAGGGCTCCACTGTCCGGCCCCTGCTGCAACAACTGCCCGCGATGATCAGCTTGAATGCCGGTTTCAAACTGTTGATTGTTAACGCTGATTTGACCCAAGGAATCCTCTACTGCAATGGAAAAGAATTAAAATTCGCCGCCGTCAATAACAATGCCGCTCAATGTAACATTGCTCAACACTCGCCCACTAGAAACAATTTCCGTGCCATTGATCTTCAAACCCAGCAGTCCGTTAATTGCTTGATTAAAGGTCCAAGAATCAGTGGCATCAAGCCAAACTATGGTCTTATCAGAGGCGCCTTTAAGCGTAATGCCGCCGCCATCAGCTCCTGCATCAGTAGGAGAAGCCGTAGTGCCAAGCTCTAAATTTTTATCTGCAATACTGACAGTCGTGCTATTAACAGTGGTAGTGGTGCCACTTACGACAAGATTACCCCCAACAGTAACATTGCCGCCAGTAGTAAGACCGCTTACAATGGCAACGGTTTCAGCTAGTGCAATCGCTCCAGTCGATGAGTCATAATTAATATTAGAACCAGACGAAAGCTGCGTCCTAACGCCGCTAGCCGTCAAGAATTTATTGGTAGTCCCGGCTATAAGCTGGTCGCTATTCAAGGAAACAGTGGCGCCAGTAAGCGTAACTGTTCCAGAAAAAACTTTATTGCCAGTGATTGTTTGATTTGTACTTAGCGTTGCAAAACTTCCTTCTCCAGCAATGGCAACAATAGACGTGGCAATTCCAGCGCCATTGTCTCCGTAACCGTAATAAAGATTTTTGTCAGTAGCATTTTCATTAAATGCAAGTTCGCCACTTTTTAAGGA